ACGTTGCGCCCTGGCGGGAGATGCGACCCACCAGCCAGGCGTGCGCAGCGGCCTGCGTGGGCGAGAGGTTCCACCCCTGCGGCACCTTGTTCTGCCCGAGCAACACCACGTCCTGCTCGCCTGCGATCCCGACATCCCGCGTTTCGTATCGTGTGCTCATAGATGTTTACCTTTAGGCTCTGTGCTGCGGGCCGGCGCGGTGCCGGCCCTGTGTTCCTACGCCCACGCAATGAACACCGACCCTAGCCCCGCAAGCGCCCGCAAGCCGTCCCGCTTGCGTACGGGCGTGCCTTCCACGAGGTAGTGCTTGTGGGCGTCCCAGGCATCGGGCGCGTCATCTCGCTGGCTCTTCGTGGTGTCGAGGCCGAACACATACAAGTGTCCGGGGATGAGTACATCAGGATCGCCCGGCCCTTCGGCGCGCATTGGGCCGCGCCAGATATAGCCCAGCAGATCGGCGACGTGCTGCGCTTCGCTCGGCTGCACGGTATAAATGGCGATCTCGTATGGTTCAATCCCCCACGCATTCGGATCGCTGTCGGCGTACCACATGCCCCACATGCCGGTCAGTTCACCGAGCCGGTTCGCCAGATCGCCGTCGCCGTCCACGTTGGGCAGTAGGGTGCGTACGACATCAAGCACGGCGCTCAGTTGCATCTGCGCCTCTTGCAGTGCGCTGGCTGCGGCGTCGTAGGCGGCGCGGGCTGCCTCAACGGCAAGCCACGCCTCGCGCTCCTGGTCGGTCATATCGAGAATGCTCATGATGATGTTGCTCCTGCGTGCTGCTTCCGGCGCCAGTCGGCGATCATGCGCTGGCCCTCCTCGACATCCATCACATCGTTGAGGCACAAGCTACCGACCCAGGCCAAATACCCGTCCTCGCGGTGGAATGTCACACGCCCGCCGTGGTCGTCTTCCCAGCTTGCGAATGTTCGCGCTTCGACCGTGCGGCGCGTGGCTGACTTGCGGCGGGCGGGCTTCTTCATTGCGGCGCTCCTTTCGTGAGCGGGGCGGCACTTCCGCCCCTCGTTTATTGCTTGCCTCACTGACTGTCAGTATAGCAGATTGTCTATGTTTTGTCAAGCGATATGATGCATATCAGCATACTCATATTTACGAGGGCGCAGAGCCGTGCTATGATAGGGGTGGGCCGCTGCGCCTATGCATCGCACTCCCGCACTACATCACGCTAGGATGCTATGTCCAGTACATCATTACACCACGACGAACTAGCCCTGATGGACGTTGACGACGGCGGCCCATACGTTGCACCGGATACGTCTCAGCTACTTGGATCTACTCCGACGTTCGGCACAACCGGCACGCCGCCCATGATTGGCCGTCGCCTCACTATCCCCGAATGGCTGGACTACGTTGCCAGCTGCCCCTGGTCAAGAATTCGCCCCGATCGGCTCGTCCTCCATCACACCTACAAGCCTGACGAGCAATCATGGGCCGGCCTTGCGTCTATGCGCGGCATGCAGACGTTCTACGCCGGTAAGCGCTGGCCGTCGGCGCCGCATATCTACTGCGCACCGGACGGGATCTGGCTGTTTACCCCGATGGATCGCCCCGGCATCCATGCGAATGCCGGCAACTGCAATATCGAGTACCAACAGCCGGCCTGGGGGCGCGGGCCGCTGCGCTGGTATTCGATTGGCGTGGAAATGGTTGGCTACTTCGACCACAAGCAGCCATCGGGCGCGGTCTGGCTGTACACGCTGGCCGTCCTGGGCGGCATCAGTCAAGCACTCGGCATTCCCGTGGACAAGATCTTTTTTCACCGAGACTACTCGCCGAAGTCCTGCCCCGGCGCGGCAGTCACAAAGCCGTGGGTACGGGACGAGGTGACACGCTGGATGGCCGCGAACCAGCCGGAACGCCCGTACCGGACGCGCCACTACACGCCGGTCTTTGAAACGCCGGGTGACAATGGCGTGCAGGTTGCGTGGGGCGGGCGCGCGGTCATTCCACCGGATCAGGTGATCAATCTGACAAGAACGGAGCATACCGGCTGGCTGCACTGGAGCGGCGCCGGATTTATCGAGTCGGCCCTCGTGTCGCCTGTGTCGGAAGCGTCGCCAGTTCCCCCGCCGGCGTTACCCGCCCCGTCTGAACCGACAGAGCATAGCCCGTTGCTCGGTGTGCGCAGCGCCGACGAATGCGCCGTCATCAAAACCAACTTTGTGGCCCGTTGCCGCGCTGCCGGATCGCCCTACCCCGACGCTGAGCTGCGCCACATTGCCAACCTGTATGAAACAGACGTCCTGGCCGGCGGCGCCGACCTGGCCGGCCTGCTGGCGCAAGTGGGCCACGAGACGGGATGGATTACGTCGTCACTCTCGCTCAAGCAGGACAAGGACGGGCGCAACCTGCACAACTTCGCAGGGATTGGCGTGTTCGAGGGGCGCGACAAAGCTACGAAGCACTACCGACCCGGCACCGTCTACGACGCCGACGTAGACGTGCAGGGCTATCGGCCTGCGGTGCAGGCGGCAACGATGGAACAGGGCGTACGTAACCACGTCGGGCGCTACATCGCCTATGCAACACGCCCCGACGCACGCACAGCGAAACAACGGTCACTCGTGGCTGATGCGCTGAAAGCACGGGCGCTTGACGACCTCTGTCACGGCTCTGCGCCAATGATTCGGCAACTCGGCAAGGCGCACAATCCACAAGGCACAAGCCGCGCCGGTTGCGGCTGGGCATCGCCGGGATCGGACTACGGCGTGAAACTTGCCCGCGCTATGCAGTCCTTGCTGGCGCGTGGCTGACTACGACGCACTGGCGCGGCAACTCCGAGCCCTTGCAGTACGGATCACCTTAGCAACGGCGGGCGATGCGAGCGCGGGCGATCTCGCCATTCTGAAGATCAGCCGTGAACGCTTACGGCGTCAAGTCGCTGCCCGCCTCGTAAGTGACCCGCGCACGGAAGCCCTGGCGCGTACGGTTGCTGAAGCCGTGATTGGCGCTATCAGTCACGAGGAAGCGGCGGCAATCATCCAGACCGAACACGCCGCCACACTGGTACACATCGCTGGTCAAGTCGGCGACGTAACCATCGGAGACGTGGCCGGCGGGAACATCATCAACGTCTATGTTAACCAATGACGATACGCAATTCGAGTCGATCCTAACCTTGCTCGGTGAGAACCGCGCAAAGGTCGGCAGTATCGAACAGCAACTTGCCGAGATACGCGGCTCATTCAGCGCCGCCATCCTTCTGAACGACGAGCGGTTGCGCAACCTGGAAAAATCAACGACTGAACGCATTACGGTCATTGAGCGGCGGCAACAGTCCCGCCAGGATTGGCTACTCTTTGCCGGGATCGTCTTCCTGGCAATGATTGCCGTGGCACTTTGGATTGGAGTCCTTGCATGACCCAAGAGTTCACCGACGAGGATCGCGCGGCAATGCAGTATTGGATTAACCAGATCCCGTCTGATAGCGTCCACGAGGCTATTTTTAATAGCCTTGCCTACAAAATCAAGCATGACCTGACCGGGCCATCAATCGCATGGCGCGGCATGGTCGATCTGTACGACCGGCAACAGGCGCAAATCGAGGCGCTGGTGCACCACGCAAAAGCGCAGTCCGATTCGCTGACTCGCGTCGAACTCACGTTCACGCGCATCGTGCAACGGCTTGACGAGGGCTTGTCGATTGTTGAGGCACTTGAGCAGTACGACGTTGCGCAGCTTGAGGCGACAATCGGCAAGCGCGATGCAGACGACAGCCGCACGATCATTGATCGCCTGAATGATCAGGACGTAGACCGTGAAGGGTTGCGCTGGGCGCTTAATCGCCTCTCCATCGGTGTCGCATTGTTCGCCGCGCTCGTCCTCGTCTGGTTCCTTATGGGCGGCGCAGCGCCGCCCGTGTTCGGGGGGATCTGATGCCGGCTGACGATTTCCACCTGGCGCGCAAGGTTGCCGACCTAGAACGGCGCATTGCGCGCCTTGAGGAAGAGTCGCAAGGCCACAACGCACTACGCAAGCGCCTGATGGCGTTCCTGGCAGCGGTACGCGCCTTGCTCGACTCGTGGCTGTACGAAATTGTTACCCATGACAAGCGCCGCGATCAATCCTGATCGCGGCGCTTCTCCGTGAATGGCTACAGCAACCCATCGCCGAGAGACGAGCCGCCGACGGTGACGACCTTCGTCCCGCCGAATGCCAGGTGGTAATGGCCGCGTGTACGTAGTAGTGATTGATCGACGTGCTATACTACATGCGCGAACGCAACACACCAGCGCATCAGCATAGCACCCTATGACCGTATGACCGTCGCCCGCCGAACATTCAAGCCACCTGTTAACCCGCATGTGCTCTTACGCGCAATCGAGGTTGAATTAGTGTTGCGCCAGAAGCGGGCCGCGAATGCCGACGGCAACCGCCCGGCCCACTGGCGCGAACGCATCAGCCAGGTTGCGCCGCGCCATACGGCGGCCGGCTTTGCGCCCTGGCATGAGCAGGCTTGGGAGTGGGCATGGGCCATACAGCGCGGCGTACGCCCGCTCCCGGCGGTGTTCATCTGTCCACGCGGCGGCGGCAAAAGCACCACGGCAGAACTGATTACGGCGGAAATCGGTACAGGCTGGGGAACCGGGCAACCAATCCGCAACTACGGCTGGTACATCTCGGAAACGCAGGATCAGGCCGACGATCATGTGCAGAACGTGGCCGCGCTGTTGGAAGAGCAAGGTATCGATCGCGCCGTCGGCAAGTTCGGCAACCCCAAAGGCTGGCGACGCAACCGACTGCGCACGAGCTCAGGCTTTTCGCTTGACGCACTCGGCCTAGACGTTGCCCGCCGTGGCGCGAAACTTGAGGCGGATCGCCCGTCGCTGATGATCCTTGACGACCTCGATGGTGAACTTGACACAGCGGAAACGACGGCGAAAAAGATCGCCGTGCTGAGTAAGAAACTGCTTCCAGCCGGCTCGCCTGATCTGGTGGTACTGGCTATCCAAAACCTCGTTACCCCGCACGGTATTTTTGCCCAGCTCGTCAGCCGCGAAACCGACATCCTCGCAGACCGCATACTAAGCGGGCCACACCCGGCCATTCGCGGCTTGACCTATGAGCAGCAGGAGCAGTGCGACGGGTCACTGAAGTTCGCGATCACGAGCGGCACACCGATTTGGAACGGGCAAGATCTTGCGGCGTGTCAGGCCTTTGTCGATACGTGGGGTCTGACCGCATTCCTCAGTGAGTGTCAGCACGAGGTAGACGACCCCGCCGGCGGTATGTTTGATCATCTGGAATACCGCCATTGTCGGCATGACGACGTGCCGCAATTGGATCGCGTCGTTGTGTGGTGCGACCCCGCCGTAACGGATAGCGCCAAAAGCGACTGTAACGGCATCCAGTGCGACGGACGCGCAAGCGATGGCACGATTTACCGCCTGTACAGTTGGGAGCAACGCGCATCGCCGCTGGAAACCCTCAAGCAGGCCATCCGTGTTGCCCTTGAGCACAACGCCGAGTGCGTCGGCGTTGAAACCGATCAGGGTGGGCAGACGTGGGAGAGCGTCTACCGTGAATCGTGGCGCAGTCTGATCGACGAAGGCACCGTTGACGCAACGACGCGCCGCCCGATCTTCCGCTGGGCGCGCGCGGGCGACGGCCACGGGCCAAAGACCCACCGCGCCGGTCAAATGCTGGCTGCGTACGAGCAGGGCAGGGTGGTGCATGTCTACGGCACACACACGATGCTGGAAAAGGCGTTGCGCCGCTTCCCGCGTGCCAAACCGTATGACCTCGTAGACGCCGCGTACTGGTCATGGAACGATCTGGCGCGCAACCCCTCACACGATATTGCCGAGCATTACAAGCGTCGCGCCGCCGAACTTGCGGCCGCGACTGCGCAGACATAGGAGTACGACGCCGTGACTGATCGCTCATCCCGCCCCGCGTCAACCCGCGATCTGGTTCCGCTGGCAGAGCGGATCGCCAATGCATGGAGCGTCCTACGGGGCGGGCCATTCAGCCCCGGCGTGCCGGTTCCGCCAACCACGTCTGAAGCCACCCAAGAGGCCGGGCCGCGTCGTTTTGCGTTTCCCGTCGGCGTTAACACCGTGTATGCGCCACGGCAAGAGTACCGGACGCAGACGCCGTTCCATCAACTGCGCAACCTAACGGCCCTGTACGACGTTGCGGCGATGTGTATCGCCGTGCGCGTCGAAGAGGTACAAGGGTTAGAGTGGTCAATCGTCGCCCATAACAAAAAGCGCCAGAGGGAGCTCCAGAACCTCTGCGACGACGTGCAGCACATCCTTATGCAGCCGGATCGCCGGGAAGAGTTCGACGCCTGGATCAGTATGGTGCTGTACGACGTGTTCAGCATTGACGCCTTGACCATCTTTCCCCGCCTTGACCTTGGCGGGCGCGTGCATGCATGGGAAGTGATCGACGGATCGACCATTAAACCAATCCTCGACAGCCAAGGCCGCGTTGACGGCTATCAGCAGGTGTTGTACGGACTGCCGTTCGGCCAATACGGTGCGCCGACTCGCACGGGACGCACGGGACGCACGAAAGACGAAACTCACGAACTGGCCGTTGATTACGGACGCTATGAACTGATCTACCGCCCGCGCTGGCGTCGTACCTATACCCCGTACGGGTTTCCACCGGCGGAGTGGATCATCATGCGGGTCAATCAAGCGCTGCGTAAGCAGGCGATGGATCTGAGCTACTTCACCGACGGCAACATTCCAGCAATGCTCGTCAGTCCGCCCGACGGCATGATGGATACTGAGCAGATCCTTGCATTTGAGCAGGCATTTAACGCGGTGCTTGAGGGCGATCTTGCTCGTGGGCATCGGATTAAGTTTTTGCCGTGGAAGGGAGACGCGAAAGAACTGCGTCCCTTCAGTTACGAGACGAAGCTTGACGATTGGATGATGCGGATTACGTGCGCCGCGTTCGGTGTTCCACCCAACGAACTGGGCTTTACCGACACGGTGAATAAAGCGTCGGCACAAGTACAGGAGGCGGTGAACGAGCGGCGCGGCCTGAAGCCAATCACGGGCTGGTTGGCCGATCTGATAAACTACTGGATGATCCGCTGGATTGAACGCCCGTACACGCCGGATCAGCCGGTCACACGGGCAATTTCCCTGCCTGGTCAACCCGCCCGTGTTGATGTGCCACTGGATCAACTGATCGGCTTTGCGTGGCGCTTTGGCGACAACGAAGACAGAGCGCTGATGGCGTCGGTTGACGAAAAATACATCAATCTGGGCGTCATTGGCGCGGACGAGGTGCGCGTGATGCGCTACGGCGACGAGTTGGAAGGCCCGGCGCCCGGCGCACCCAAACCCGCTGCACCGCCCGTTACACCCGGCACACAGCCGCCCGCTTCGCCCGCTCCTGCACCGCAACTGCCAGCGCCGCCGGCTGCGCCAGTGTCCGACGCACCGCCAAAAATGGCCGATACATCGCCGGCGCTTGCGGCAATGGCAAAGGGCGCGTCGTATGCATCAGTGATTGTGGCGCTATGCCCGCCGCCGGCACTCGCACAGAGCATTGCCCAACGCGCCGCCCGTACGTACAGCCATTATGCCGAACCCGCCGGCGCCTTACACGTCACCCTGGGCCGCTTTGGCGATGCGGCGACGCTTGCCCCGCAGTATGGCGATCTGTTAGGCGCACTCAATGCATTCCGATGGCCGCGCCCGCTTGCACTGCGCCTGAACGGACTGGGCGTGTTCGCACCAGGTGAAGATGGCGATACGCCCGTGTATGCGCCGGTCGATAGCGTTGACCTTGCGGCATTCCGTACGGCCTTTGTGACCCATATGGCGGATCGCGGCTTTCTGCTTGAAAGCGAACGCGGCTTTCTGCCGCATATGACCCTGGCATACGTGCCTGACAGTGCGCCGGTTGCGCTTACGGCGTCGCCGGATCTACGTTGGGATCACGACACCCTGACGCTGATGTTCGGCGGCGAACAATCAACCTGTTCGTTTCTGAACGGCGCAATGCTTCAGAAGCGCGACGAGGGCGACGATCCGCCCGATGTGACCGAGCGGCGCACGTTCGAATTGCAACTTGCCGCCGTCTTGACCCGCGCATTCGCGGCGCAGTCGAAACTGATTGAACGTGCGCTGGCGCCCGCCGATCCGCGTGAAAGCCTCAAGCAGCCCTCGCTCTGGACGCAGGCGCGTACGACGCTCTATCAGATGGTATTGCCGCTCTATGAGCAGATGGTCAAGGCCGGCGCACTGACAGCGGTCACGCTCATGCCGATCAATGTCGAATGGGGGCTGATCAACGGCGCTGCACTCGAACGCGCGCGGGCAATGGCGATGGAACTAGCAACCACGTCAACCGAGACGAGCCGGGCACAAGTGGCGTCCCTCGTGGCCGATTGGATTGCCAACCCCACGAGCCGTCGCGATCTATTGCGGCAAGCGCGCGTCGTTTGGGATGACAACCGTTCCGAGATGACCGCTGTTACCGAAGTCACCCGGGCCTACGCCGAAGGCAACCGCGCCGCATGGAGGCGGAGCAGCGTCATTCGGGGCATGCGTATCCGTACGGCCAGTGACGAGCGTGTATGCCCCGTATGCGGGCCGAAAGAGGGGCAAGTTGTCAGCCTGGAGAGCAACGAGATCCCGCCGTTCCATCCGCGTTGTCGCTGCTGGGTAACGCCAATCGTGAATGAGGAGTGAGGGAAATATGCCGCCTGATGAAATTCGCGTCGTATCACTGAACGGCGCAGACGCAGCGATGAAACTGCACAAGGTGAGTATGCGGAAGGGGCGGGCGTGAGCGATCCGATCTCGATTGAACTCAAGGGCGCCGACGAACTCATTCGTGCGCTGAACGAGTATCCGAGCATTGCCGAACCAGACCTGCGCACGGCCACAGAGCAGGCGTACGCAGGTCTGGTTGACCCGCTGGCAACGTACCCGTCGCAAGCGCCGACGAACTACGTACGTTCAGGTAATTTAGGCCGCGCATGGTCAAGTGCTATACCCGAACTCGTGTTTCAGCGTTCGACGTTCAGCGGACGACTGGGCAACGCCATGCCGTACGGGCCGTACGTACAGGGCGACGAACAGGCCTACATGCACGTTGGGCGCTGGCAGACGGTGCGTGAGATCGTGCGCGTGCGAGAGCCGAACATTCAGCGCGCCTATGAAGCCGCCGGCGAACGGATCGCCGCTGCGATCAGTCGCCGTGCCGGGTAGAGCCAGTCGGCCAAACCCAACCGTCACGCGATACATCGTCATGTGCGCGGTATGCGGCGCGTACTGGAATACGCTGGTCATTCGGAGTGCGCTGGATGAGTGGTTGGTTGTTTGCCCCTGTTGCGGCATTCACCCCTGGAAACCGGAAGCATATCATCGTGATGCACGAACCGGCCAACATGGACGAGGCGACGCCTATTAGACAGCCCGCCGACGCAAGCGATCCGACGCCGGATGAACTGCGCCGCATTGCCCGTATCCTCAAGCGCGCCGCTGGGCAACTGGAACGCCGCGCCGACGAACGGGCGATGCACCACGCCCGTTCGCATCTGGCGCGCATGCTGGCGCCCGCCGTTGCCTGGTGCAGTGAAGTGTGCGATCGTCATCATGCTACGAAACAATGAAACCAAGAAAACGCGGCCTGTTCTGCGCCTGTTGCACATCAAAGGCGAACGTGCGCTTGGTACGCCATTCCGTTGACGGGCGTGCTATACTATGCGCAGACGCGATGCGGTAGCGCATAGCAAGAATCGATCCGCCCTAGCGCACACTGCGCTCCGGCCTCGTTCCTGACGCAGCTTCAGCCCCGTCAGACGGCGGGGCTTTTTGCATGCCAGGAACGCCATGAGCTACAGCGCCCGCAACAAACCTCGCGTTGCCCTTCGTGCCGTTATTCGCCGCGCCGATGGCAGTACGCAAAACTTGGGCGTGATCAGTGATAGCCACCGCCCGTGGCGCGCCATTCCCGGCTATCTGCGCATCTGGCGCGCAAATCACCAAACGAACTCCATAGGCGGCAATCACACTGCCGTCATCATCGGCCTTGCGCTCTGCGTCGTGGCCGCGCTCTTTGCCCGCCTTCGTCATCGATCGTAACGTCACACACCACGGAGGAACCGCCACATGGCAACCCGCGTCTTAGCCACCGGACGAGGTATCGTCACCAACCTGATCACTGGCGCCGGCACAACCCCTGACTATATTGGTTGGGGAACCGGTACAACCGAAGTCGCCGACGGTGACACCGCACTGCAAACCGCATCTGCCGAGTCGCGGGTGCAAGGCACGGCCACCCGCCAAACCACGACCACCACGAATGACACGTTCCGCGTTGTCGGCACCCTGACGGCCAGCGCAACCCGCGCCATCACCGAGGCGGGCCTGTTCGACGCCATCACCAGCGGCGGGCTGTTCCTGCGCAGTGTGTTCCCGATGATCAACCTCAGTTCCGGCGACGCCATTCAGTTCACGTTTGATACCGAGTTCACGAGTACCACTACCTAAATGGCGTTACTCGCGTACACATCCGGCACCCCGAGCGCGGCAACGAGTATTGTCGTTCCGACGCCGCCTGAAGCAGCACCGGGCATGATCCTGGTGCTGCATCTTGCGGTGCGCGGCAATGCGACAATTACCGCGCCGGCTGGATGGTCAACAGCGAGTAGTGTCAGTCATTTCAGCACATCTGGCACCGGGCAACTTCGCAGTATCATCTACACGCGAATCCTTGCCGTCAACGAACCGGCCTCACATACCGTTTCGTTTAGCGCATCCACCGCTGCGACCTGGAACCAGTTAGTATGCGACGCCATTGATACCGGCATTGTGACTGATTCGGTTATCAGCGTGTCTAGCAGCGGGACAAGCCTCACCGCCCCGAGTATCACCAGTAGCGTCGCGCAGCAGATCGTGTTGACGTTTGTCGCCGGCGACACGAGCAGCGCGCTCACTCTGCCGCAAGACGTTGGGCAGGTTGCCGCGCAGCAGCGCAGCGGACTCCCCAATGGAAACAGCATGACAACGGCGGTTGGGCATCAAATTGTCACGAGCGGCGCCGCAGGCGGCAATGTCACCGTCGGAACGTCAACCTTGGGCATTGTGCAGCGCGTCGTGTTGCGGCGCGCCCCGATGCGCGCAACCGTAACAGGAACCATCGGATGTCCGTACGCCTGTTCGTCGGCAAACCAGATCCTTGAGACGGCAACCAACGAGATCCGACTCTTCGGCACATTCCGTGCCAGCGACTCCGGTCGGCTGAGTAGTGCCGTTGCCGATATGAGCGGCGGCAGCTCATCACAGCAAGTGCGCCTGGTGATTGCCAAAACGGAAGTCATCAGCGGCGAAGATCGCCCAACACGCATTCTCGGCGCCGGGTCGGTTGTCACGATCACTGCGAACCAGAGCCGCAGTGATGTGTCATTGCCCGTGCCTGATGTTGCGCTGATCCGAGGGAAGCGCTACGTGCTAGGCGTCTGGTACGCCGGAACGGGGAACGCCCGCATTCATAGCGAGTGGCGCATGGCAACGCGCTATTCCATGAACGCCTCGTTTTCCTCAACCAATGCGCCGCCCGCAACATTCACGCAAAACAGTTTTCTGACGAACCTGCCGAAGCTCGTGGCAACCTACGCGGTTGACGCTGCCGATCCGGCTGTCAGTGGCTACGGCTCACTGACACCAGGCCAACCGGCCGCAAGCGACTTCGTGACAAACCCTGATGCCACGGCGCATCAGTGGCGCAGCGATACGCCGATCTTACCGTCGTTCGTGAATCGCGTGCTGCGCTATCAGCGCTACGACTGGAACCAGATCGAAAGCAGCCAGGGCAGCTACAGCTTCGGAACCATTCGATCCAACATTCTGAGCGCACGCAGCGCGGGACAGAAATTCGGGTTGCGTGTCCGTGCCCGTATCACCGGCTGGGTGCTGCCGTCCTATCTCTCAGGTCAGAGCTGGAATGACAGCTTCTTTCGGGCGCGCCATGTTGCGCTGCACACCGCACTGCGCAACTACGTGCTTGCGGAAGGGCTGATCAACGATCTCATCCTGGTCGATATTGACGGGATCGGCAACTACGGCGAATGGGCCGGCGGCGATAGCGGCAACTACAGCGCGGCGATCGAAGAAGAAATCATTCAGAGCGTCCTTGACGTGTGGCAGGGCTACATCCCTGAGATCAGCCTGCCCATGTTCGTGGTACGGCGCTTCCGCTGGGATTTTATCCGCGCATTGCCCGAGCCAGTGGGCTTTCGCTGCGATATTTGGGGCGCTGAAGGCTGTGGCTGGCTCACATCGGGCCAACACGGCCTTGCGTACCGCGCCGACCTCACGCGCGCGCCGGAAGAGGGCAAATGGATCGGCGGCGAAATTGACTGGGGGCTGAATGGCACCGTCAGTGCCGATACGCTGCGTATCAACAACTGGTTCTTTCGGCCACATACGGTCAGTGACGGCAACTGGAAGGGGCAGACCTTCAACGGCTTCAGTGGCGCGGATCAGGTCAAAATCCTTGATGCGTTCCGTATGCTCGGCTATCGCTTTGCCGTGACACGGGTTGACCGGCCTACAACCGTCGAAATCGGACAGGCGCAGCGGTGGACGTTCCATTGGAGTAACGTCAATCGCGGCCTGCCGGTCTGGCGCGATGATTGGGCCGTGCAACTCCGATTGCGTAACAGCGGCGGAACCGTCGTCTGGACAGACACACTCGACACTGATATTCGGTCACTCTGGACAACGGGAGCGCGGGCGCATGTGCGCTCCGAAACGATCACCCTCAGTGGCATTCCGGCCGGAACATATACGGCGGAACTGCGGATCGTGGCCGGCAGTGAAGCGCCGAAAACGATGGCAAACAGCAGCCGCAATAGCGACGGCGCGTACCCGCTCGGCAGTGTGACCGTTACCGAGTCGGGCGGTACAACCACACCGCTTACCCTGGCAACGCACGTCACATCAGCGCCGGAACGGGCGCGCAGCATCTCGTTCCGGCGCCGCGTGGCCGGACTACTGCGTGGCCTACGCTTAACCGGCGGCGACTCGATTGTAGGAACCAACAGCCTTCAGACGATACACGGCACCTTCAGTACGCCTGTTGTCACCGGCAATCAGACGGTAGCAGGCCTGCCGTTTGCGCCCAAACTCGTGTTCTTTTCGTGGAATGCGCTGCCCAACCCGTCGAACAGTACCAGTTCGCAAGGCGGGCAAGGGTGGATGCACGTCGGCGGGGAAGCGACCATCTATGCAGCGCATGCCGCCAACGGCACGGAAACCGCACAGCGCGTCCTCTCTACGGCCTGCCTCGTTACCGTGTTACCTGATCAGACCATTACCTCGCAGGCCTCCTATGTATCGCTGAACGCCGACGGCTTCACGATCAACTGGACGACGGCGCCCGCGTCGGCTTATGCCGTCGCGTATCTTGCGCTGGGCGGCGACGATCTGACCAACATCACCAGCGGCACGTTCAGTTCGACCTCAACACCGCAATCCGGCAGTACGTCATTTGAACCGGATGCCATTCTGCTGCTTGGCTCGGATAACAACATCAACGGAACGACGCCGAACGGTCAAATCATTCGCGGCACAATCCTGGGCACGAGCAACCGGCACACCACGAGTGCGCGCAAGGTGCGCCCGGCAGACGGCTCTGCCGCCGCGTCCGGCCTGATTAGCACAGCGGCGTACGTCGGCGCGCGCGGTACGTCGTCAGATACGGTCTGGGATGTAACAGCCATCAGCGGATCGGGTTTCACCCTGACCCGCACGAGCGGATCGCGCGGTATTCATGCGGCGTGGCTGGCATTCGACGGCGTACGGGTTGCACGCGGAACGATTGTGCAGCCGACAAGTACGGGCAACCAGGTTATCACCGGGCTAGGCTTCCGCCCGCTGGCAATGATTATTGACAGTGGCGACAAGGCAACAACGAACGCCTATACCGCTGATGCCTACTATATGCACGGCATGACCGACTTCTTTGGGCAATCGGCGCACTGGTTCGCCGTCATCACCGGCAGTGTGAGCGTTATCGGCAACCGTACCCAGACCTTTAACCACGTCATTCAGTCGCATGGCCCAACCGCCAGCGGCAATCCACCGCGCTACGCCCAGGCGACCGTTGCCGGTACATCAGACGACGGTTTTACGCTCAACTGGAGCGAGGTCAATAGCACGCAGCGGCGGCATGGCTTCCTGGCATTCGGCCCAACCGAAGAGGGGACGACCACATGGCTGCGTACCTTGCGCGCTGCGATGAACACGCTGCACGCGGCGGCTCGCACGACGTGGCTTGACCGGCTGATTGCCATGACCGCCGAAACCGATCCTGCGATTGAACCAGGGCGCTATGTGCGGTCGCAATCTGATGCGCGGGCGTTCCCGAATGGCACGCTCGTTGATCGCCTGCGTAGCACAACGATTACCGCGTCCGCTGCCTTCACGCAGACATTCCTTCGTACCCTCGTTGCTATTTTGGGCGTAATCGGGCGCGTACCCAGGCAGGTACAGGCGGTACGGGACACGACAACGAACGCAACCGCGCGCAACCGCTACGCCTTCCCGCGCTTCATCGTCGCCAGTATGACCGCAACCGCCAGTGCCGTCGATTGGGTAGCATCGCTCGGGCGACGGGTGTTCATGCACGCGAACGGCAGAACGCGACTACTGATCAGCCGCCTCCAGGCCACACGATCGATACTCATTGCGTTGCGCCGCCCAACGACGGGCCAATTCTCGCGCGCGGTGCTTGATAGCGCATCGTCGCTGATTGACCGACTGCCGCTCATTCGGCCACGCGCCGTTCTTGCGGCGGCGGTCAGCCGACAACGCACGGTACAGCAGGCCGTTCGGCGCGTACTCATCCTAGCAAGCGCCCGTTTCCGACGCGGGCAAGATCTCCTCTTTGCCATCAGCGCCAGTGTTACGGCGAATGGACGCCGGTTCGTCACGGCGGCGCGCACATCGGCCACAAGCAGCGATGCCAGCGGCGTACGCGGTACATTCACCGCAAACGCACGCCGAATGGCGGCGCTTGCGGCATCTGCCGTACGCGCCGCCGTAACTGTGGGCGCGCGGCGATCGAGCAGCGTGTTCACCTCGACCCTCGTGCGCTTTGGGCAAACGATTGAACGCACCATTCGCGCCGCTGTTACAGCAGTTGCCGTGCGCAACGCACGCACCGACCGAACCCGCACGACGCCAGTAGACGCATCAGGCACGGCGCAGCGCACGGCACAGCCGATGATTGCGACAGCCCTGAACGCAGCGGCAACACTGGCCGGGCGCATCATCACGCAAACCCGTGCGACTGTAACCGTCCTCGCAGGACAGGCACGGCGCACAACGCTTGCGCGGCGGCTTGCTACGGCGCTTACGGGCGCATCGTGGCGCGTCCTGGTTGCCTATCAGGATGCAACGTCCATGACCGCAGGCGGGCGCGTACAGCGCACAAGTGCGCTACGGCGCCGGGTAACACTGACGCTTGCGCCGACGATTGCCGCCGTGCTTGATGCGCTGTCGCGGCTCATTCGCGGCAATATTGACGGGCCGGGCGACGGCACGATCTGGGGAGGCTGACATGGCACTGAGCGACGCCGTACAAAACGCCAGGCTCCCGGTGCAACGCATCACCTGGCGACGCCGGGGCGGAAGTGGCAACCCGCAAAACCTCAGTGGCACCACCCTGAGCGGCATCATCATTGAGCCGAATACCGAGACGATCCGCCCGATCACCGGCACACTTGCGATTGTCGGCGCTGGCACGTCAGGCGAGTTTGATTGGAGCTACAGCGCGGCAGATGTCGCACTGGCGGGATCGTTCCGCGTGCAGTTCACGGCAACCTACCCCGATCTGCGTCGGGCGAACACGTTTGTCACGGTCTGGACAGTCTACCGGGACGAGGGGGTGCAATAAGCATGCCGGTTTCCGCCAAAATCCTGAGCTTTACATTATCGGAGTAACCCCATGACGATTACGAAGAGTGACAAAGAAGAGATTGAGGGGAACCTCTGCCGACTACCAAGCGGCCTGTTTGGGCCATGCGACGCGGCGGGGGAGGAAGAGCCGAAAGAAGACGAGGCGCTGTCACCTGAGGCGCTGATGGACGCTATCAAGGATATCCCGGGCGACGAGCGCGATGCGAACCTGGAGTCCGTTGCGGCAGAACTCGGCGTCAACAACAACCTGCTGTACGCACTGGATGAGCTGAAAGACCCCGAAGAGCCAATCACGCCGTCGCCGGAAAACGCCGCTGCGCTGACCGAGGCAGGCCTTGCGACGATGAACGAGGACGGCAGCGCATCACTCACCGACGCAGGGCGGGCGCTCGTCCTTGCCGCCGCGACGGGCGACACTGCCGCCGCAGACGCCGTGCTGAACGGGAAGAGTGAAAGCGCTAGCGACGCCCCGGCCACAGAGGGCGGCGAGGCGGCAAGGACGAGCGCCGAACCTGCCGGCAGTCTTACGCCCGCAGGTGCAACGGCGGAAGCAGAAGTCGCCGCCGAAGAGGAAGAGCCAAAAGGCGGCGGAGGCGGAGGCGGAGGCGGCGGAGGTGACGAGCCGCCCAGTCAGGAAGTGGAAACCACGAACCGCAATACCGTAGCCGATGCGCTGGAAATCGACCGCAACGCAATCGGCGCACTGCAAACGGCGTTCACGGGCGGCGCTGTGGGCGGGCCGGAAGCCGACGTAGCACGGCAGCTCGGCTTGCTTGACGATGCGGGGCAACCGACGCCGGCGGGCGTGCGCTTTATCGCGGCGGCAACCGTCGGCAACCTCTCGGATGCCCGTTCCGCCTTGACTGCGGCGCAAGGGCAGGCACCGGGGCCGGGGGATACCGACAAACTCATGATGGGCATGGCGATCACGAGGACGGACGATGATCAGCGCATCGTCTACGGCTATGCCAGCTCGGAAGACCTCGACAGTCAGCCCGGCGTCTGGCACGGCAAGGCGTACGTCGGTGATGTGGTTGACGCTAATGCCATTAACGCGGCGCTGCCGGAGTACCTAGAATTTGCGAACGTCCGCGAAATGCACGGCAATAGCGCCGTCGGCGTAGCGGTACACGCCGAACTCATTCCCGGCGATGTGATTGTAACCATCAACGGCAAAGAGCGCACGCTGCGCAACCCGCTCTACATCGGCGTCAAGGTGGTAGACGATAGCGCCTGGAAAAAGGTCAAGGAAGGCGTTTACAAAGGATTCTCCATTGGCGGCAAGGTCATCCGAGCCGCCGTTGAAAAAATACAGGGCAGCGGCGCCTATCTGCGCCGTGTGACCAAACTGGCGCTACACGAGATCAGTCTCGTGGATCGCCCGGCCAATCCCAACGCCCGGTTTGTGCTGATTAAGGCCGCCGGATTAGACGACACAGGAGACGACCTCATGACCGTTCTCGCCAATCTCCCGACGGAGGCAATCGACGCACTGGCAACGTCGCTTGTCGGAAAACTGCACGGCGATCTCAACAAAGCCGCCGATCCGCAGCGCATCATCAGTATGATCCAGGCGATGCGCAATGAGAGTGAACTCAATGGCGACCTGGAAGGCGCGCAGATGCTCACGCAGGCCATTACGATGGTCATGCAAGCTGCCGAAGGCACCGACGAAGCGGACACGATGACGGAAACGGCGGATACTGAAACGGTGGAAATGGCGCAGCGCACGGGCGATCTCGGCAAGGCCGGGCGCGTCCTGAGCAAGAAGCGGATGCAGAACATGCAGGCCGTCTTGAAGTCGTTGCTGCAGTTGATGGCTGATGCCGGCGACGAACCGGCGCAGCGGGCCATGAAAGCGTATGGCATGCGCAAAGACGATGCGGCGGAAAGTACCGACGCACTCGGCAAGGCGATCGGCACGGTACTAGAGCCCGCCTTTAGCGGCCTTTCGGACGTGCTGAACAAAATCCAATCGACGCAGGACGCCCATGCCTCGCAGATTGATGCGCTAAGTCGCCTGCCACGCGACGGCGGGCCGGCGGCGCGCAACGTGATTACCAAGTCCCTGGGCGCGGGCATCTTGGAAGAGCGCGTGCAGTCGCCCATCAGTGACGACGTCGAGAAAATGCGCGCCGAACTGGAGCGCGAAACCAACCCCCTTCGACGGGCGGAATTACAACGGCGGCTTGCGAAGGCGTATCACCCGGCCATGAACGGATCGGGTTTGCAATAAATCGCGGTGACAGTCAATAAGTCAACGCACCATTTCAGCAGTACATAGGAGCAATCGACCATGAAGCGTTGGATTAATTCGGACGGCCAGGATGTGACTCAGCAGACCCTTGCCGAATGGCGCAAGGTAATGGGCGAAGATGACGGCTACGATCTGCGCAAGGCGGCAACCGTCACCACCAGTAACGGCTTGGTCGCTTACGACCTCGAAGCGCCGGCCAAAAACCTGTACCCGGTACTCACGCCGCTGCGCAATCGCATTCCGCGCGAGACGAGGGCCAGCGGCGCCGGTACGGCGGCAAATTGGAAAGTGGTGACGGCGATCAGCGGCGGTGGTGTGAGCAGCATGGGCTGGGTGCCGGAAGGCCAGCGCGCCCCGCGCATGACCATCAGCACCGAAGACAAGAGTGCTAGTTACGTTACCGTCGGCGAAGAGAGCGACGTGACGTTTGAGGCCGAGTCGGCGGGGGCCGGGTTCGAGGACGTGCTTGCCACCAGCGGCATGCGGGCCTTGCAGTCCGTAATGATCAAAGAAGAGTACGCCATTCTGGGCGGCAACCGTAGCGTTGCACTCGGCAAGCCGGTCACGCCGACCGCAGCGGCAGCCGGTACGGGCGCGACGCTTCCCGCCGCAACCTACCTCGTGACCGTGTTTCCGTTGTCGCTTGAGGGCTATCTTGCGGCAACCGTAGTCGGCGGGATCAAGCGCGCTGAAACGATCACCGGGCAAGACGGCAAGACGTTCACCCTGAACGGCGGTTCCGGCATCGCCTCTGATGCCGCAAGCCAGGCCGCGACGCTCGGTCAGACCCTCAGTGTGTCGGTTCCGGTGGTACGCGGCGCCGTGGCCTACGCCTGGTTCATCGGCGCCAGTGGTGTGCAGACCTTGCAGGCCATCACCACGATCAACAGCGCGGCGTTCAGCGGGGCCATTATTGGCAGCACGCAGACCCTTGCCGCCATCACCGATCCGACGATTGACCGTTCGCGCAATGCCACGATGGCCTATGACGGCCTGCTGTACAGCGCGTTTGATGGTACATCGCTGGCGTACTATCGTGCGCTGGGTACCGGCACGGCAGGCACCGGCACGGCGCTAACGGCCAGCAATCGCGGCTCGGTGGTAGAGATCGATGAAATGCTCAAGTCATTTTGGGATAGCTACCGGATCAGCCCCGAAGAGATCTACGTCTCGGCGCAAGAACTCCTGAGCATCACGAAGCTGGTACTGACGCAGAACAGCGCCAGCAGCCTGATCCGCTTTAATCTCGACGTGTCGAGCCAGGCACCGAGTGTGATGGGCGGGCAGATCGTGGGGACGTATTTCAACCCGTTCACCGTGAACGGCGGGCAAGTCATTCCAATCCGCCTGCACCCCAACCTGCCGGCCGGAACGCTGTTCTGCTGGGCAGAGAACCTACCGGCCTACTACGAGTCGAACAATGTCCCGCAAACGGCGCTCGTGCAGAACCGGCGTGATTACTACCAGATCAACTGGCAGCCCATCACCCGCGCCAATGAAACCGGCGTGTACTGCGAAACGGTGTTGAAGATTTACGCCACGTTCGCGCTTGGCATCATTCACAACATCGCGCCGACCGCCTAGGACGGCTAACGCTTGCGGCGTAGGGGTTCATTCCTACGCCGCAACCTGACTAGGTACGTGATGATCATGGGGAGGTGTTTTATGTCCCTTGCTGATATACGCCATGCGGCGATTGCGGATAGCTCCGAGTGGCAAGCGCTGATGACGCGCCTTGCCGCGCTGGAAGGGCGCCTTGCTGCGCTGGAAGTGGCACAGAGCGCAAGCCCCGTACCACTTACGCCCGTAACGTTCCGTTCGTCGGCAACCACGATCGTTGCCGATGACACAGACGATCCCGACGCCATAACCGAAACGCCGCGCACCCGCCGACAGAGGAACGAGCCATGATCGCCGCTTTACTACGCCGATTGGCGCTGCTGATTGCGGCGCCGCTTGTCCGCGAAGTCGCCTACACCCATACCGCTGTAGGGTACCAATCGTGGCTGGAATTGCCACGCATTGGCGTTATAGCCTTTCGTAAGCATGACGGTACGCTGATTACCCGGTGGTAACGATGCGCTACACAACCATAACCGCCGTCAAGCAATGGTCAGACATCTTCAGCGCCGCTGATGACGAGATGATCGGCGGAGTCATTGACGGCTACAGCCGCCTGATGGACGAGTATTGCCGACAGGTCTTAGGGCGGCGCGTCGTCACCGATCTGTATGAAGGCGTGTATGGCGTCGTAGAAGCATCGGGACGGCTGATTATCAGTGTGCCGGCGCCAGACGTTGCGGCCCTGACTGCCGTGACGATTGAAGCACCAGGACGGACGCCAGTCACCCTAACGGCAAGTGATCTGCGTATTCGCAAGGCCAAAAGCGGGACGCGGCTTGTCAGCACGGGAACCCACTACGGCCACGTACGCGGGCGAACCGCCTTGCACCTGGATGTACTGATCAGCGGAACGCTGGGCTATGAGGTAATCCCCGACGATCTGGAACTCATGGCGCGCCAGCTCGTGCATTGGGGCTACAGTCGGCGACAAACGCCCGCCGAAAAGACGGCCATTCCCGAAATGGGGATTGTCGTCATTCCGACGAATTGGCCTCCACACGTCAAGGCGGGCTTGTCTGCCTACGTGCGTCATACGGCGGCTTAGGACGGCACGATGAGTGTTGATGCGACCCTATCCATTTTGGCGGAACACCTGGACGGCCTCGTGTGCGAAGCACGGGCGCAGGATAGCCCTGACGAGCCGGTACGGGTGCTGCGGCGGATCTACCGCGATCCCGCCGAGTCGCTGAACCTTGCCGACTTTCCCGCGCTCGTCCTGGCGCAGTCGGTTGGCCGCGATCACGTCTGGCGCGAAGAGGCGCTTGGCCTTGCGCGCCATGACTACTACGTCACCGGGTATCTGGCGGTCGGCGCGCGCGATCTGACGCCGCTCCCGCTGCTGCATAGTCG